AAATTCAAGTCTTGATAATTCATCAGCTATTAAATTTTTATCCTTTTCTGCTTCTTGTAACCAAGCAATGGCATTTTCTTTCACTTTTCTCTTTTCATATTCATCCCACTTACCTTCAAGACGAATTTTATGTTCCATGTCAATTACACAGTCAAAACACATTCCATGAATACGACGCATTTTTTCATCTAATCTTTTTGGAAACCCACAAGTACAAGTTTCTTTCTGACAGTTTGGAAATGTGTTTAAATATTGATGCAATTCTTGTTGCCATTCTTTTCCTAACTTTACCTTATACCCATTCTTTTGTTCCCACTCATTTCCATCGGCATCAAACCATTTATCTCCAACTTGTCTTATTTCATTGTCTTCCGACTTTTCACCACCATAGCCAACTTGTACTTTATTTTGACTATCGTGTTCACCTGCAAGAAGTTTTTTTACATCCTGCAAACTATCAATTTTAATTTCCATAACATAACCTTTTATTATTTTATTATTTCGTTGTAAACTTTATCCCAAAATTTTCGTGTAATCATGTGAAGTGGTCTTAACTCGCCTTCTTTTTTCTTTTCTACTTCTATCATTTTACCACGGCGAGTATTGAATTTGGCAATAACTAAATTGAATATATCTACATCAAACCAACCGAATATAGAAATGAATCTACTTTTCAGTTCGGTTAATTTTGCACTTCTATCTTCCAACGCCTTTCTTATTGATTTTGGATTCATTTCGCCAAATGACGGTATATCATATCTAACATGATTTGTGATGATATAGTATACATAAGGATTTTGAATATCTTTATACGGAAGTTTACTTGTTCCATTCCATCTCATTAGTCTCTTGTAATCTTTCAATTTAGAAACATCATCTTTATCTACCGCATATATTACAATAGTATTTGAACTATCAAACTGTTCCAAAATTTCATTTGCATGAAATGGCATATTTGATTTCATAATATGTTTAACATTATGTCTTTTCATTATTGAATATTTTTCATCATACGATAAAGGTTTTTCTATTGAATCCATTGTTTCATCAGTTACAACAATAACATTATCTTTATCGAATTTACGGCAAATTCTATCATATTCTTCACGATGATAAATTGCCATTGGTTGAAATTTACCAGGATATAAAACAACAACATCTTTATCTACCAACTCATTCTCATTGAATATGGCAAGGTTCATTTCACGGATAAGTTTTAGAACAGGATTATTCATTTGTTTCTTCCAATGGTGGCGGACCAAAAGGTGATGTTTCTGGTGCTTGAATTAACGGTTCAATACTACCAGGTTTTTCTGGCCACACTATTATCCAAGGATTTTCATAATTTGTTATGTCTCTTAATGCCTGACGATATATTTTCCATGATTCTTTTTGTTGAGCAGTAAATGGAGCATCTTCTAATTGTGTCCAATCCGATTCTTTCAATTCAATATTTCTTCTTGATCTAACATTACCCCATTCATTTATAGTCTCTGCTTGTATTTCATCAACTGTTTTTTCACGAACAAGTTCATGTTCTATAACCAAATCAGAAGTAATTTCAAATTCACTACCGTTGGATGCCCATTTTTCTGGTCTGGTTGTAGTATATCTATATTCATACGGATACCAACCAAACGATATTAAAGTTTGAATATCAAATTTATCAAAATTTGAAATATTATTCCAAACATTAGGTAAAGGACGGTTAGCTTCTTTAACTATACCGCTTTCAACATAAGCATATTTCATTTGGATAATCCAATATTAAATAAAATAGTTCAAGTATAAATATCATTATTAAGGAACTTTCTTTCCATAAAATTCTTCCAACGAATTATACATACCATTTGTATCAAAATTACCATCGATTATTTGATTACATCTTTTCTCGAACAAATCAATATGGTCATTCCATCTACTTTCAAACAAATGATAAATTTTATTTTCATAAAGTGTTCCAATTCCGTAATAACCATAATTAGATAATCGCCATACACCATCATTCTTTGGAACACCATCGAATTTTGTAGGATAAAGACAACGGTATCTCTTTCCATAATATTCAGCGGCATAACTTAATTCTTCTGCGGTATCACCTCTCTCAGATGGGTACATTGAAGGCATATTCAATTCTTCATAAATCTTCTATCACTTGTTTATTAAGTGGAACACAATCCACTTCAAAAAATACATAAACATCTGATATAGTATTACGGCAAACACCGGTCATCCAAACACCTTGATTAACATTCATGTTCGTATACTGGATATCAATTCCGAAATTATTGAAAACTTTTTTATGTGAGTTTAAAATTCGAGTATCTACATTATCCCAATGTAAAGTATGGTATGATATTTTCATAATTCTATCTCTATTGAGTTCCACAATTCTTTCCAATCTAAAAAGGCATCTTTTTGTTCATTAAATCCCATGTGAAGTGCAAGCGAAGGAATAGGTGTAAATAATTTTGCTTCCCATCGCCAAATATGATTTATAGTTGTTCCTTCGTGAACCATATTTCTTTCACCCCAATCTGTCATATATTCAGTTGAAAGCATATAAAATCTACTCCAATGTTTTCTTATTAGTTCTGGAGAACAAAGAAAAACAAATGTGGAATATTTGTTTGTTCTAAATCTTCTATTCTTACCAAGAACAATTCTACATTCGTCTATGTATTCTGGTTTATAGTTGTCTGGATCATCAAATGGATGAATGCCTACCTCAACTCCAAGATTTCTTTTGAATGTTACATAGGAATCAACCATTTCATCGATGGTAGTTGGATAATGTAAATAATCATCCTCTACAAAATAAACTAAATCTGCAGTTGATGATCTTCCTTTTTCAAATTGCATATATCCAGAATAATTCCATCCACTTTCTTCTAATGGTACAAATTCGTATGGATGTTTTGATTTTTTGAAAATATCATGGATATAATCAATCGTAGTCTGTGAAGAATGATCATCTAACCAAATAAATTTTATATTACCACCTTCGTAATTATCAGCAGTATTTACGAGTGAAGTAACACATTTACGAATAAGAGTAGTTTTATCAACACCGCAATATCTCGGTTCTCTTGCTGGGTGAATATCTATCAAGTCGTGTGTTCGTAGTATAATATCTATATTCATAATAATTCCTCTTTTTTTTGGACTACCCAAGTTTGTTCTGCGTATTTATATGCAGGTGCCTTTATAGTGGTTACATTTCTTTTACCAAAGTATTCATCAACGGCATTACTAACAGATGGCCAGGCATAATCATCACCGGAAATATATCCACCAACTTTTAATTTTGGAAACCAATGTTCTACATCTTCTTTAACACTTTTGTAATCATGTGCACCGTCTATGAAAATAAAATCTAAACTTCCATCTTCATATAGTTTAGATGCTTCAACCGAAGTCATTCTTATTGGATTTATTACAGATTTAATTGGGTATATGTTTTGTATGAACTCATTGTATAAACCATTTGGTATTTCGAGTAGTGGTTCGTATGAATCATTGTTTTTATCCAAGTGTTCCGGTGAACCTAACCATGTATCTACACAATCAAATTTAATTTTCTTACCGCTGTTGATTATTTCAACACCCATGTAGGTTGATGATTTTCCTTTCCAACTACCAACCTCTAAGAAATGGTATTCATCTGTGTCATTACAAGATAAAACCATTTGGGTGAATAAATTTTCTTGTACAAACCATCCTGGAACAGCGAAATAATAGTGTTGTATCATTTTCCATATCCTTCTGCCAGTTTTGTAAGTTCTTCACGAATTTTTTGGAAAGGTGCTTCCCATTCTCCATATTTTTCTTGTCTAAATAGTCTTACTGAATCATACCAATGTGATTTATCACCTGGAACAACCCAAGTATAATAAGGCATGATTGGTGTAACTATCCAAGTTGGTATTCCCATAGCAGCAGAAAGGTGTGCAACCGATGTACAAGATGTTATTACTACATCACAACCTGCAATAATAGAGGCAGTATCTTCCCAAGTCTTCATTTGTTCACGCATATCACCGAATGGAAGACCATCAACAAGATTTTCGTCTCTTTGTAAAGAATAAAATGTTGTATTTGGAATATCGTGAAGACCAATCATCAATTCTGGTGGGAATCTTCGGTGTTGTTCGTCTTCAAAGTCTGGTGAACCACTCCAACGAATACCAACCTTCAATGTACCCTTCTTAGAAAACAAATTTCTCTTTTCTTTTGGAAACATATAAGGTTTTCCATCTAAATCGTTTAATTCAACACCCAAAACATAAGGAGCAGACATAGCTGGAACCCAATAGTCATAGTGTGCACACATAATTACTTCATTATCAACACAAATGAAACCGTGACGGGAGAATATTTCTTTTAATTCGGGTGCACATGAGACTAAAACTCTTGCACCCATCTCCTCAAATTTCTTAGCGAAACGAAAATTAAGAATTTGGTCCCCATAACCTCCTTCACATCTGAAAAGAAGTGTTTTGCCCACAAGTGGTTCATTTTTCCATATCTTTCCTGGTAATGCTGGAAGACCGAACACATTGATAAATCTACCATAATTGAAGTGTTCAAATGCTTTCATCATGTTACCGTGACGCATTTCATGCCAACCTAAATTAAACAGAACACGGTAGTCTGTTTGTGGTTCATTTCTTAAAATTTCTTCACTCAAATTTGGATTACCACCGATAGATGCTTCTAATGCAACATCAAGTGGATGCATTTTATTTTTATCCATAAACAAAACCTTTTATTTTTAATATGTTAATTACAAATATACACTTTTTATACCAAATAACCAAATTATTTTATTGGGTATATTCTTTAACCAGTATTGTATGAGAAACACCAGTTGATGGAAACTTCCAATTACTTAAAGTTCCAATTTGAACAGGCGATGATCGATTGATTGAATCATTATGTCCAAGTTGTCCATTTGTATTCAAACCCCAACTCCATATAGTACCATTCGATTTTCTCGCAACAGTATATTGTGATCCAACTGATATGGTTGCATCACCCCAACTTGTGTTAAAATCTCCAACTTGTGTTGGTGAAGATCTAGCTGTATTGAATGTTAGAACTTGACCAAGTACAGCAGCAGAATTTATACCCCAAGATGCAAGTGTTCCATCGTTTAGTAATGCAATACCGTGATTTTCTCCAAGAGATCCGGATGCAAAATCGGTTCTTGTTCCCAATCCCCATGCCCATAATGTGCCATCGGTTTTTCTTGCCAATGCAGATCCGAAAACAACCGATCCACCATCTTCGCCTGGAAATACATCTGACCAATTAGTTAGTGTACCAATTTGAACCGGCGATGACCTGTTTGTGGTAGAGTTATTTTGTGCCAGTTGTCCATAATTATTATTTCCCCAACCCCAAAGTGTACCGTCTGTTTTGACTGCAAGTGTAAAATAACCACCACCTTGAACCTTTGACCAATTAGTTAAAGTACCAATTTGCACAGGTGAACTAACTCCGGTTGTAGTATTTCGTCCACCTTCACCTCTAACAGAAGCACCCCATGTCCATAATGTACCATCTGACCTTACTGCCATAGAATGATTTGATCCAGCACCAATCCATGTCCAATCATTACGAGTTCCAATTTGAACAGGAGATGAACGATTTATTGAGGTTGCAATATTCTGACCAAGTTCTCCATTTCCATTGAATCCCCATGACCAAATAGTTCCATCTGTTTTAAGTGCTAATGCATGATTATTACCAACAGCAATTGTAGACCAATCAACAAGTGTTCCTATTTGAACAGGTGAAGATTTTGCGGTAGCAGTACCATCACCAAGTTGTCCAAAAGTATTGAATCCCCATGACCATAGAGTACCATTTGTTTTTATTGACATGGTATAACGAAATGCAGCAAATACTTTTGACCAATTATTTAGAGTTCCAATTTGAACTGGTGATGATGTTGTTGATGTAGTATTACCTATACCGAGTTGTCCATCAGAGTTTTGACCCCAACCCCATAGAGTCCCATTGTCTGAAACTGCCATTGAATGTGAACCACCGGCTGATAGGTTAGTGAACTTTCTCTGTGTCATTACTCTGGCAATTTCTGAAGCAGGATGAAATATACCAAGTTGATGATTGAGTGCATATCCCCATGCCCATAATGTGCCGTCTGATCTAGTAGCAAAACCTATTGCAAATGCACTCGGAGTACCTTGAGAAATATCAGTCCAATCGCTCCTTGTTCCAATTTGAACAGGAGAAGATCTAGTAACACTAGTATTGTCACCAACACCTCCTTGACTATTATCACCCCAACCCCATAGAGTTCCAGTTGTTGTTATTGCATACGAAACACCTGCACCTGCACTAATTTTACTCCAGTTTGTATTACCACCTACTTGAACTGGAGAGTTCCGAGTAAAAGGTGATGTTATATTTTGACCAAGTTCACCTGTTCCATTATATCCCCATGACCATAGAGTACCATCATTTTTCAAAGCAAGTACATGAGCATATCCAGCTGAAATTTTTGTCCAAGTATTAAGTGTTCCAATTTGAACTGGTGAAGATTTGTTAATGCCAGTCCCATCACCTAGTGAAGCAAGATTATTATTTCCCCATGACCACATAGTACCATCCGATTTCAGTGCAATAGTATGTGAAGCACCACATGATGCAGATACCCATGTTGTAAGTGTCCCAATTTGAACAGGTGAATTTTTAGTAACAACTGTGCCGTCTCCTAACTGACCTTGTGTATTAAAACCGAATGCCCAAAGACTACCACTTTGACTTATTGCAATTGTATGGGATCCACCAGCAGAAACCGATTTCCAACTCGAAAGTGTTCCAATTTGTACTGGAGATATTGCATTAAAACTATAACCAGTATTAAATTGACTAGTATTTCCAGATGAATATAATTTACCAGTTGTATCTATTGCGAATGTAGTACCTTCTCCTACAAAAATATTTCTCCATGATAAATCAGATCTAAGTTGTATCGGTGATGACTTACTTATTAGAGTACCATCTCCTAACTGACCTTGTGAGTTATTAACTCCCCATCCCCATAGGGTATTATCGGTTCTTATTGCAAGTACCGCATTGAATCCAACAGCTGCTGATTGAACATTTGACCAATCATTACGAGTTCCAATTTGAACGGGTGAAGATCTATTAACAGTTGTATTATCTCCCACTTCACCAGAACTACCTCTACCCCAACCCCATAGAGTACCGTCTGTTTTTATTGCATGTGTATTTGCACTGGCAGCAGTTATTCTTGACCAATTATTGAGAGTTCCAATTTGAACTGGCGAATATAACGCAGCAACAGCATTAGCAGAATCTAATGTATTGTCTCCTCTAGCACCGTTTGGATTTGCACCCCATGCCCATAGAGTACCATTAGTTTGAACAGCCATTGTGTGTGATGTTCCAACTGATACCCTTGACCAATTAGTTAGTGTACCAATTTGAACAGGTGATGATAAAAGATTCGGTCTTCCTAAAAATAAATGAATACCTACCGAGTATAAACCACCTGGAGAATTTGTTGCAAACATTGCATTGGAATTTATATCGGCAGTAAGCCAATTATTAAGTGTTCCAATTTGAACTGGACTTGAACGACTGATAAATGTACCGTCACCGAGTTGTGCGTTTATATTATATCCCCATGCCCATAGAGTACCATCTGTTTTTATTGCCAAAGATGATCTTAACCCCGCAAATATTTTTGACCAATTATTAAGTGTTCCAATTTGAACTGGTGATGATCTATGAGAATTTACAAATGCAATATTCCCAATTCCTAACTGACCTGCATCATTATTACCCCATGACCAAATAGTTCCATCCGTCTTTAATCCGAGTACATGGGTATTAACAGAAACAGATGCCCAATTTGTTTCAGTACCAAGTTGAACAGGTGATGATCGGTATGCAAAACCAGAGGTATTATTTCCTAAATTCCCATAATTATTTTGACCCCAAATCCAAAGTGTTCCATCTGTTTTGATTGCAGCAGTATTAGAATAACTAAAATCATTTTTTGTTGTGGATGCACTTGACCAATTATTAAGAGTTCCAATTTGAACAGGCGAAGATTTATTAACGCCAGTATTATCACCTAATTGGCCATTATTATTTGAACCCCAAGCCCAGAGTGTTCCGTCTGTTCTAATAGCAATCGTATGTTCATTACCAGAATAAACATTATTCCAAGTTCTCGTTCCAATTTGTACGGGCGATGATTTGTTTGAAGTAGTATTATCACCCAATTTACCACTACTCGCCTGTCCCCAACCCCACAGAGTACCGTCTGTTTTTATTGCCATATTATGGTTTGATCCAGCCGATACCTTTGACCAAGTATTCAAAAGTCCTATTTGAACAGGTGAGTATTTATTAAAAGCACTACCAAGAGGTCCTTCTCCAAGTTGACCTAAGTTATTTTGTCCCCATGACCACATAGTACCGTTATTTTTTATTGCTACCGTATGTGATGTTCCAGTTGAAGCAGAAACCCAAGTTGTTCCACTATCTATTGGCAAAAGTTCTATTGAGGAAGAACCCCACCCCAACATACCATATCTATGATCACCCATACCCCATAATGTGCCATCACTCCTTATCATCATCGAGACACCTACACCTGTGCTAATATCACCGGTCCAAGTATTCAATGTTCCAACTTGAACTGGACTTGAACGGAGTGTAAAATCATTTAATCCTAATTGACCACTGACATTTTGACCCCATGACCAAAGTGTACCGTTAGTTCTCGTTGCAATCGTATGGTAGTCTCGTGATGATACATTATACCAGGTGTTTAATGTTCCAACTTGTACCGGTGAAGATCTATTAACCACATCACCGAGTTGACCAAAAGCATTACCACCCCATGACCATAGAGTTCCGTTTGATTGTATTGCAAAACCATGTTGAGAACCAGCAGAACCAGATACCCATGTAGTTGCAGTTCCAACTTGTAAAAAATTATATTGTGATAAACTATTATCTAATTGTCCAAACTGAAAACTACCCATACCCCACATTTCAGTAAATGTTGTTGGTGGAACAGGTGGTGTTTTTCTAGCATTTGTTAAAATATTATTGATCATAGTATAACCTTAGAAGTTTTGTGAACCAATAAAACCATACCAATTTGTACCTTGATTGAGTGAAATGAATCCATAAAAATCCTTTTTACCGTTTGTACTTGTAACTGTTGGGGCAGTTCCACCAGACCAAGTAACTGCAGTTCCCCATACAATAGGGTAAGCAGTTCCATTGCCAGTAGTAACTAATACAAAACTACCTGCATTATTTGCTGCAGGTGGGTTTGTTATATTCAATGTTGCAATAGCACCATCTACTGTTACATTAAATATATTACCATTTGCCAAATTTAATGCCAATATTCCACCTGATATTGTAGGTGAACTAAATCGTTCTTCATAATCTATAAATACCGGTGTACTCAAAGAACCTGATAAAAACATACTACCAGAAACAGTTACATTTGTACTCGAAATAGTCATTGTTGCAGAAGCAGTTGCTGCATTTGTTGTTCCATCACTTACTAATAATCTCGAACCGGATGCATTATTTATTGTATTAAATCCACTACCGTTTGTTCCAGAAGTTCCATTAGTTCCAGAAGTTCCATCTGTTCCAGAAGTTCCATCTGTTCCAGATGTTCCATTGGTTCCAGAAGTTCCGTTTGTACCATTTGTTCCAGAAGTTCCATCTGTTCCGGAAGTTCCGTTTGTTCCAGAGGTTCCATCTGTTCCAGAAGTCCCATTAGTTCCGGATGTACCGTTTGTTCCTGATGTACCAGAAGTCCCATCGGTTCCAGATGTACCGTTTGTTCCTGATGTTCCAGAAGTCCCATTAGTTCCGGAAGTTCCGTTTGTTCCTGATGTACCAGAAGTTCCATCGGTTCCGGAAGTTCCGTTTGTTCCAGAAGTTCCATCGGTTCCAGATGTACCAGAAGATCCTGCAGTTCCACTACTTCCAGAAGTTCCATTGGTGCCTGATGTTCCGGATGATCCTGCAGTTCCACTTGTTCCAGAAGTTGCTGCAGTATAACTTGTTCCATTTATCACCAATGAACCACTTATACTCAATGATCCAGTTACACCATAAGTTGCACTAAGATTTTTAGTGCTCTCCCATTGAGAACCATTATAGTATAACAAATCACCAGCAGTTCTTGAACCAACAGATACATCAGATAAACTGGCTAATGTTGTTGATAGTGATGTTGTTCCCGTACTACCGATACC